TACGGCTACGGCGACGGCGACGGCGACGGCTACGGCTACGGCGACGGCGTCATGTGAGTCATACAACTAGTTACAATAAGCTCAACACAAGGAAACATATCTATGCGTGCAGAACTTCTCAAGGGAACACTCAAGGCTCTCTTCCCCATCCAGCGTACCGTGATCATCGTCGGCCCTCCGGGCGGCGGCAAGACCACCATCGTCAATGAGGTGGCCGAAGAGCTTGGTGTTCCTGTGATCCTGCGCAATCCTGCGCTCACTCCGGTCGAGGACTTCGGTGCCCCTGACATGCTGGCACAGGGCAAGGCCTTCGGCTACAAGATGCCTGACTGGTTCCCCTACAAGGGCAAGCCGGGTACTGAACGTGGCGGCATCCTGCTGTTCGACGACCGCACCCAAGCTAGCCCTGACCACCAGAAGGCTATCGCTCACATCTGTCAGGCTCGTGACCTGCACGGTGTACCTCTGGCTGATGGCTGGCAGATTGTCTCCACTGGCAATCGTCAGGCTGACAGGGCCGGTGCTGTCCGCACTCTGAGCCATCTCGCCAACCGCGAGACTACCTTGGAGTTCGAGACCGACCTCAACGACAGCACCAAGTGGATGATCGACCACAACGTGAAGCCCGAGGTTGTCAGCTTCCTGCGGTTCCGGCCCGGTCTGCTGCATGACTTCGATCCGCAGCGTGTCAGCAACCCGACGCCCCGTTCGTGGGTCGAGGGTATCTCTGACATCCTCGGTGTGGTGCCTGCCGAAGCGGAGTACGAGTGCTTCAAGGGTGCCATCGGTGAGGGTGCAGCGGCAGAGTTCGTTGGTTTCATGCGGATTTTCCGCAAGCTGCCCAACCCTGACGCTATCCTGATGAACCCCAACACTGCTGACGTGCCGACCGATCCGGCTACGCTCTACGCTCTGTCTGGTGCGCTCTCTCACCGTGCAACTGACGGTAACTTTGAGCGTGTCTGCACCTATAGTGAGCGGATGCCGCCCGAGTTCAGCGTTCTGACCATCTCCTCGGCGGTGCGCAAGAACCCTGACCTGTGCAACACGCAAGCGTTCACGAAGTGGAGCATCGAGCATCAAGATGTACTCTTCTGAGGTCGGTCCACTGGAAATCAGTGAGGCCAAGGCATGGCTGGCGTTTCTGTTGAAGCGTCAGCCCCACAAACGGCTCGAACTGCTGTTTCGCCTCGAGCAGATAGACGCAAGCAGAGCAGCACGGCGCGCTGCCCTTGCCCGACTTGAACAACTGGCGATGCAGTACCCCACCGACTACCTCGTATTCAAGACACAGCGTAGACTGGTGGGAAAACAATAACTTAGCGGAGTAACTGACATGACTATGATGCTGAATGACCGTGCCCTTCTCGTGTCCCTGTCGATCTCGCAGTGGACTGCCCGCAAACTGGATAAGCGGGCGACCAAGGAAGTGGCTGACAACAATCGTGCCAGCACCAGTGCTGGCCGCTACAACAAGTCTCTGCTTCCTCTCAACGACCTGCTGACTCACGTCCACCAGAAGACCGGCGTGATCCGTGAGAAGTTCGCCAAGAACACCCTGCCTTGGGGCATCGACGGCACCCGCATCCTGCCGAGTGCCAACTACCTGTCCTTCATGCAGGATTTCCGCAAGGAGAAGGGCGAGTGGCAGTCTCTCGTGACCATGTTTATCGACAACTACGACGACCTCGTGGATGAGGCCAAGCGGTGGCTCGGTGATCTCTACGATGCTGCCGACTACCCCGACAAGCACAAGGTGGCTGACAAGTTTGCCATGGACATGGGGATTTTCCCCGTGCCGACCAATGACTTCCGTGTGGAGTTGTCCAGCGATGAACTGGCACGCCTTCAGGAGGACATGGAAGGGCGCATGGCAACCATCCAGCAGGAGGCTATGAACGACTGCTGGCACCGGCTCTACAAGCACGTCCAGCACATCACCGAGAAGCTGGCCGATCCCAAGGGTATCTTCCGCGACAGCATGTTGGACAATGCACAAGAGACCTGTGACCTGCTGTCACGCCTCAACATCGCAGACGATCCCAACCTCGAAGCCATGCGCCGTGAGGTCGAGGCCAAGCTGATCAACCACCACCCCGACAGCCTGCGCAATGACCCTGACCTGCGTCAGGATACCGCAGCCGAAGCACGCAAGATCATGGACCTGATGTCAACTTTTATGCAACCGGGTTGACCAGCGTTTCATAATATCATAACGTCGGCGTAAGGAGATAGCTTATGCTGACACAAGAGTATGTCCAGTCGGTACTGAGGTATGAAGATGGCCACCTGTGGTGGAGGAATAAGACACGCAACCATCACATTGACCACCCTGCGGGTACTGTGAATGGTAAAGGGTACAGGCAGATATGTATAAACTATAAGATTTATACAGTGCATCGCCTAGTCTTTCTATACCATCATGGGTGGCTACCTAAATATATAGACCACATAAACGGCGTACGCACAGATAATAGAATAGAAAATCTACGAGCCTGCACCCACCAGCAAAACTGTTTTAACAGTGCTGGTTACACTTCGACGGGAGTCAAGGGTGTAACTTGGCATAAAAGCGCAAAAAAATGGCAGGCCCAACTATCTATCAACGGTCGAAATACGTACCTTGGTTCGTTCAAGACCATAGAAGAAGCCGCAGAAGCTGTTGAGCGCGCGCGACAAGAACACCACGGAGCTTTCGCTAGATCATAAGGAGAAAAACAATGACTGACACCAACAAGCTGATGCGCCGCCTGTCCAAGGCCAAGACCAGCCTGATCCTTGAGTCGCCGTTCATCGGCACCATCACGCTCAACATGCCGTTCGAGTTGTCTGACTCGGTTCCCACTGCTGCGACTAACGGCAAGCGTGTGGTGTTCAACCCGGCGTTCATCGACCCGCTGACTGATGAGGAACTCAAGTTCCTCGTCGCTCACGAGGTGTTTCACCCCATGATGGAACACAACTACCGCCGTGGCGAGCGCAACCCCCGCAAGTGGAACCGTGCCTGCGACTACGTGATCAACGAGCTTCTGGTGCAGGAAGGTATCGGCAAGATGCCCGAGGGTGGGCTGCAAAGCACCAGCATTTATCAGGCTGGCAATGGCACCAGTGATGGCATCTTCAACATCCTCGAAGATCAACCCGGTGACGACGGCAGCGGCGGCTACGCCGATGGCAACGGTCCCTTCGACGACTGCGAGGATGCTGAGGGCAACGCAGCAGAGCAGGCTCAGGCTCAGGCCGAGATGAAAATCAAGGTGGCTCAGGCTGCGCAGGCAGCCAAGATGATGGGCAAACTGTCTGCCAACATGCAGAGACTTGTCGATGAGGTGCTGCAACCCAAGGTCGATTGGCGCGAGGTGCTGCAACGGTTCATCGAGAAGGCCCGCACTGACCAGCGCACCTATGCTCGGCCCAGCCGTATCTTCGCAGCGCAGGGCCTCTACCTGCCCAGTATGACCGGCGAGCGGATGGGTGAACTGCTCTTCGCAGTGGACTGCTCTGGCTCCATCGACCAGCACACCCTGAACCAGTTTGCTGCCGAGATCAGGACGGTCAAGGACGACTGCCTGCCAGCACGTATCCATGTGGTCTACTTCGACAGCACTGTCTCCCACTACGAGAGCTACGCTGCGGAGGACGATCTCGATATCCGCCCACATGGTGGTGGCGGTACGGCATTCAGCCCGGTGTTCCGCTACGCAGAAGAGCATGACATCGACCCGGTTGCCTGCGTGTTCCTGACTGACCTGTACTGCCATGATTTCGGTAATGCACCGGACTATCCGGTGCTGTGGGTTTCCAACGGCGCTGACCGCGCCCCCTTCGGAGAAGTGGTGATGATGGCATGATCGACGACGCTAGTGAATTGACCGAGGAACTGGGTAACCTGTGCTCTGGGTATGACATGCCCACTGTGCTGACCGCACTGACGTATCTGTGTGCGGATGCGTGTATCCAGTCCGGGCTAGGCGAGGACACGTTCCTCGCCAGCCTCAGTGAGAGCATCCTTACAGCAGTCCAAGACATAAGGGAGTACGACAATGGCAACCGTTCGCATCACTAAGGAACTGATCGCCGACATTCTTGCCTGTGCGAGGGCGAAGTTCAGCGATAGCATCAAGAAGGCAGAGGACAGCCGACCGGACCACCACTGGGGTGACTACATCTACGACGCTATCTACGGGGAGTACGCTCCGATCATGGCCCAGCTACCTGCCGGGTTCATTCACACGACAAACCGGGTGCTTATACGTAAGGTAGGTCCATACCCTGTGGAGCTTTACTTCGACTTCTCTGCACCCAAGCTGTGGCCCGGCACCATGCCGCCCGAAGCACCAGCGGAGAACCACTACAGTCAGGCACTGGTGCTGAATAACAGCCCTGTCTGGAACGACCTGCTCGACGAGGTAAAGGCATGGAAGGACCGGTGTGACGCAGCCCGTAAGCGGTCGAAGGAGTTCACCGAGGGGGTGAGCAAAGTGCTGGAGAACTTCTCGACGCTGGCCCCGGCGCTCAAGGAGTGGCCCCCTCTCTGGGAACTGGTGCCCGAACGGGTCAAGGAGAAGCACAAGGAGATCACCGTGAAGGAGAAGAAGGAGAAGCCCGCCGTGGATCAGAACACACTCGGCAGGCTGACGGGTGCCATAACTGCGGTCAAACTCGGAGGACTGTGATGGACCTGCCACGCAAGTGGCCGGGACGTGTCAAGGTGAGGCAAGCCCTCACCCTGATGCGCCTGCTAGATAAGTTGGGTTTGTGGCCTGAACTCTACGCCGGAGAAAGCAAGGCATATCAGAAACATAAGTACCAATGGTTCCGTAAGGTGTTTTACTGGGAAGTCCACGGACTGCATCCAGACCATCCCAAAGTGAAGAGGATAGGACGATGACCAAGAGAGAGATGATTATCCGTACCCTAATGGACTACCCCAACCTCAGCCCGTGGCAGGTATCCAAGCGTGTCGGCTGCCATGTGACATACGCCCACAAGGTGGAGCGCGACTGGCTCGGCGCTAAACCAGCGGTGATCGAAGCTCCTGCCGAAACGCAGGCAGAGATGTTTGAGGGAGTTGAGCAAGTTAGTGCGTCAACTAGTGACACCATCGACGCTGTACTCGATGAGCGCGGCTCGCGGTATGGGAAGTTCGCAACACATGCTGAGATAACTCAGACCCTGAAACGTCAAGCCGCGTGGTATTTGTCTCAGCAGAACAAGAAGCTCAACTTCGACCAGCAGGAAGCACTCGATATGATCTTCCACAAGATCGGTCGCATCATCAACGGTGACCCGGACTATGCCGATAGCTGGGTGGACATCGCTGGCTACGCCAAACTCGTAGCCGACAGACTGGAGGGTAAGGTACGATGAAAGAGGTCTATGAGATTCGCACGGTCCGGGGCACACCAGTGTTCCGGGCTGACACCATCGAGGGTGCCAAGCGAGAGATCGAACGCGCACGCAAACGTGTCGGTATAAGTTTTCACCTCTACAAAATCATCACGACCGAAGAGGAAGTACTTTACTGAAGTGTATAATGTAGATAGGAGTGACGGGGATGACTGCACTCATCATGATCGGCGCGACTGTCGCCTACTTCGCCGTGACGATCCCTCTGGCGATCCTGATCGGCAAGTGGTTGAGCATGAGGAACAAGAAAGGAGACGAGCGGTGAGCGAGGAACTGAAGGCGCATGGCAATTGCGGCGCATGTCACTGGTGGTGGTCTTGGGAGGCCATCGGAAAGAACGGCTACGGTCGCGGTGAATGCCGCCGCTATCCGCCTGCTGTGGTTCTGTTGCCTCTGTCAATCGGCGGCAGCACTGATCGGGCCACGCCGGTTACGGGCGCTGCATACTGGTGCGGCGAATACACCCCTTCCGATAGCAATGGGGGTGGGGCGTGAGCTACGACGCGGCGCCCAGCATAGCCCAGCGCAAGATCGCCCGGCTCGATGAACGCATCGCTGAATTGCAGCGGAAGCGCGAAAACGCCGTGCGCGAACGCGGGGCAGAGCTTAGCTTTAAGCCATGTGCAGACTGCTTCGACGGCTTTTGCACCATGAATTGCTCAAGCGCGCCAATCATCATGAAGGTGTTGCCATGATCATCGACGTTGAATGCCCGCGTTGCAACGGTTTGGGCGAAGTGATGGGCGGCACTCGCAACATGCGCGCCCGCATGGTCCACCGCGACGATCTGGACCCCGGCGATTTTGGCGAGCCGTGCCCCAAGTGCTTGGGCGCTGGGGTGGTCGATTACGATCTGAATGAAGAGTGCGAGGAATGATTGAGAAGCCATTCGCGTATTGCTGTGCAGAAGCAGGCGGAGATCCGGCGACTTGCGATTGCGTAGATAAAGATCATGGCGTTGCGCGCTTTCCTGAGGCGACATGCATCATAACTAATTGCCGCAATCGTGCGCCTGCGCATGAGGCATTTTGCGCAAAGCATCGCCGCCCATGATCCCCGCCCGCCTCCGCGACTTCTGCCTGCGAGAGCTAGGCTTTGACTGGTTCGAGTGGATGCCTGGTGAGATCAAGTTTTAGGAAGGAATGAGAGATGAGCGAGAAGATGACAGCCGAAACCTTGCAGGCGCGCATGAATGAAATCACCGACGCGTTCGTTGAACAGGTCAAGGCGATGCAGCAGAAGCTTTCGGACGATCTGGTGGCAGTCGTCGAACAAGCCGAGAACGATGGCGTACCGGAAACCTTGATTGGTCCGATTGCAGCACTGGCCGCAGCCGAACAATCTGTCCGCCACTTGCTGGCTCGTGCAGGGCTGGTGCGGCAGGGTGGGGATCCGGTGGCCCTAGCGCACATAAGCCTAGAGGATGACGGGCCATACATTGATCTTGAAGTTTTGAACGGCGAAAACCTTCAGCCTTCCGATACACCAGTGCCGCTCTACGCCCTCGTCAACGCCTATCGCACCGGCAACCTCGTGCAAATCGACCGCGAGGGGATGCGGGAGAGGGTGGCGAATGCAATCTGCAACACAGACACAGTGCCGCCTGATGATCCAGACGAGTATTGGGTTTTCCTCGCAGACGCCGCCATCGCCGCGATCCTAGGAGGTGAGTGATATGTTGTTTATCGGAATTGCGCTCATGCTCGCCGGGCTTTGCGCCTTTATCGTGCTGGTCGCTTTTGCCATTACGGAGGGTAAATCATGACCGAACCGTTTGATTACGATGGTCTGACCGCGCACATCCGAGCAATCCGGACGCACGATGACGCGTATAATGCCCTCCGCGAGCGCATCGAGGCCGCGTTTGTGCCGATTGAGCATCACACCGCGGTTATCACCGATCATGATGAACTATTGCAGCATGAGATAGCCCGCGCCGAAGCAGCCGAAGCCGAGAACGCGAAGCTGCGGGAGGCTTTGCGGGAGTGCCGAGATCAACTTTGGCACCTCGCCAAAGACCCCGCCAGCAATCCGTGGATCAAGCAGGCCGACGATGCACTCGGAGGTGAACATGACAAGTGAACTGGTGGAGCGGCTGCGGGCAGAGCGCGACCGCATGTGGAAAGAATGCCGCCTGCCGACAAAGCGCACTTACACAACTGCAACGCCTGACATGCTCGGCCAAGCCGCCGCCGAGATCGAACGCCTCACCGCCCAGCTTGCCGAAGCGCGGCAGGCGGAACGGGCGGCTGAAGATCGGGCTTGGGAGCAGGCCCGCGAGCTTGTGCGCGGCACTAATGCCGACATGTGTAAGACGGCGAGACAGGCTTACCGGATCATTTGTGGTGACATGACCAACGCAGTCAATAATCGCCAGCTTCGCACACTGCAAGGCCGCGTGGAAGCACGCAGCGCTGCCCGCAAGACCGGAGAACCAGCATGACCGACCTACCACCGATTGAGTATCTGGATGAAGCGGCGAGGTTGCACGGCTATCAGTCGTGGGATGAGGCAAGCCGTTGCGCTGGCGTCTTCATTCGCAAAGCCATCATCGCCCACGCCCGCGCACTCCACCAGCTTGCACAGGCCCGCGCAGAGATCGCAGCACTAAAGCCGCGTGAGACGCTGGAGGATGTGGCGAGGCGGGAGGCGATGTGCCGCATGACAGCGCGAGGGCAGGCTGCATTCGTGCTTGGCTTCCTCCGAGGCGTTCAGATGCAGAAGGAAGGAGTGTTGCCCGATGCTTAATATTTCCGAGCGTTTGGACAGTATGCAGCATACGATTAACCGCCTCCAGACGGAAGTTGACAACTTGCGGGCGCGA